CTTTGTAGAGACGGTGCGGCGATGTGCTACAACACGAGGAATATTATGGCTCTGTCTACTACTCAATCTATTTGGCGCTCGGGTGGCGGCGACCAAACCCGCACTGCTTATTGTGGCTCGGGCGTTATGGCTGCGCAATTCTATATCGCTGACGCTTCGGTTGCTACGGCTACCAACGTTACTGTTTCTTCGACTGCTGGTGCTCCGGCGCTGATTCTGCCGGCTGGGGCTGTTGTTCTGTCGGTTAGCGTTAATAACGCTGGCGCTGGCTCTATCAACCTTGATACTCGTGGTTACACGAGCGGTACTGTTACCGGTGCGGCTATTGCTAGCAATCTTAGCGTTGCTTCTGTCGGCACTACTAGCGTTGGTTCGGCAGTTACTGGCACGCCTGTTTCGGAATTGGCATATGTTACCGTGACTATCAATACGCTTGGTTCGGGCGATGTCGGCGGCTACATTACGTACTTCGTTCAAGACCCGCTGGTCGGCCAACAGAACGTCTAATCGGGGGCCATTATGGCTAACTTGATGGGTGTCCCGTCGTCGGTCACGCGCATGGGGTCGTTTGAGCCATTTGAGTTGCAGGTGGCTCGTGGGCAGGTTGTAGGCCACACCGGCTTGGAAATCTTCGGATACAGCACTGCTATTGGTAGCACGGCTCAGGGGCCGATGTGGGAAGGGCAAACTCTTTCTGGCGGGTTGTATACCCCGCCAGCCTCTGCTGCTCCGCTAGTGCTGGTTAGTGATTCGGCTTCTGACAATTCGACCCGTTCGGTTGTGATTGAGGGGCTGGACGCTAACTTTGCACCGCTTGTTGAGACGATTGCACTGAATGGGGTAACGAACGTCACCACGACCAATTCGTTCCTGCGTATCAATCAGATGGTTATGCTCAACAGCACCAACACCGGAAACATCACGGCAAAGATTGGCGCTTCGACTTACGCAAAGATTAATGCGGGCGTCGGCCAGACCCAGATGTCTATTTATACGGTGCCGGCAGGCTATACGTTCTATCTGTCATATGTACAGTATGACGCAAGTATCGGGTTTACTTCTAGCAACTACATGACTGCTCTGGAGTACAACAAGATTAATAGCGGAGATAGGGCCGGTCTTATTACATACCTTACCCAAACGACTTTTGTGCAAAAGCAAGAGATTCCGTTTACTGTACCCATTCCGCATCTGGAAAAAACCGACATTCAGTTTTGTGTGAAGTCAAATACCGGCAGTCCGTTTACGGTTAGTATGTATGCGGGCGGTATCTTGATTCAAAATGGATATCTGGTGGCGTAATGGCTAAGACTCCGGCGTGGACTCGTAAGGAAGGCAAGAACCCTAAAGGTGGTTTGAACGCCAAGGGCCGTGCCTCTTATAACGCTGCTAATCCGGGCAAGCCGGGTTTGAAACCGCCGGCGCCTAACCCTAAAACAAAGAAGGACGCAGCTCGCCGTAAATCGTTCTGTGCTCGTATGTCCGGTATGCCGGGGGCGATGAAGGACGAAAAAGGCAAGCCGACTAGAAAAGCTCTGTCCTTAAAAGCTTGGAAGTGTTGAAATTATGCCTAGCGTAAGTAAAAAGCAACATAACCTGATGGCAGCGGTGGCTCATAACCCGAAGTTTGCCAAGAAGGTCGGTATCCCGCAAAGTGTTGGGAAAGAATTTAACAAAGCCGATAAAGGCAAACAATTTAAACGAGGTGGTGAAATGGCTGAATCCAAAAAGATGAAGATGACGGCGAAGATGTTTGAGAAATCAGGCAAAGACGTTGAGAAAAAGGGCATGAAAGAAGGCTCTAAAGCAGATATGGCTTTGGATAAGAAACAAATGATGGGCATGAAAAAAGGCGGCATGGCTAAATCCTGCATGAAGGAAGGCGGTAAGGTTCCCGGCATGAAGGCTGGTGGCGTTAAGAAGGAACTGCCGACTGCTAAGGATTTGGGTTCGATGAACATGAAGAAGGGCGGCCGAGTGAAGTGCATGGCCGGTGGCGGTTATGTCCGCGCTGCTGACGGTGTTACCAAAAAAGGTAAGACCAAGGGCAAAATCATTTAAGGCGTAATCATGGCTAAAGATTTTGGTGCTGAAGGTTTGGGAGATTTGACTGGACCGCCTACGGTTAGTAAGAAGGAAAAGAAAAAAGAAGACCCGTTTGCCGGGTATTCGTATGCAGATTATCCAGAGGCGTACACCAAAGGAATGAATACTGCCCGAGGTGCACAGAAAGCTTTTAATTCTGATGTTGAAGGTATGCGCAGCCGTTACGAAAAAAACAAAGGTGATTCTGACCCGGATTCAAAAACTATGGCGAAGCGTTTGGGTGCAGGAGATGTGGAAGCGCTACGTCTAATGGAAAAAGCAGTTAACCGCCGCGATAAAGCCACCGGTATGAAAAAGGGCGGTATAGTTAAGTCTTCGGCTTCCCGCCGTGCTGACGGCTGTGCAGTTCGTGGCAAAACCCGTGGGAAAATGCTATGAGACCGAGTCGGGGTATGGGTTGTATCAAACCTTCCAAGATGCCGAAGGCTAAGACCATTCAGCGCAAGGATAACCCCAACGAAGTAACTCAGTATAAGAAGGGTGGTTTGTACGAAAACATCAACGCTAAGCGCAAGCGTATCGCTGCAGGCTCTGGTGAAAAAATGCGCAAGCCCGGCAGTAAGGGTGCACCTTCAGCGATGGATTTTAAAAAGTCAGCCCTGACGGCAAAAAAGTAGGGAGTAAATAAATGGCTGAAAAGTGGATTCAAAAAGCAATTAAGAAACCGGGTGCTTTGCGTAAGGAACTAGGCGTTAAAGAAGGAAAAAAGATTCCTGCGGGCAAACTAGCCAAAGCCGCAAAAACCCCGGGCAAAACGGGCCAGCGTGCACGCCTTGCGCAAACGCTTAAAAAGATGAAATAAATGGACTACGAACGGTATCGGGACGAGGACGGAACCATGCCTGAATGGGCGGTGAAGTTCAAAGAGTGTGAGAAGTATATTAGTGACGCGTTGGAATACTGCAACGGGACGCATGAGTTACAGGACGTGGCGGACCAGATTTCTAAAGGTGAGCTGCAGTTGTGGCCGGCAAGAGAAACAGCGCTAGTCTCACAGCTCATTAACTACCCCAAAAGAAAATCGATTCATATTTTTCTAGCGGGCGGCAATATTGATGAACTAATCAATATGGAAGAGTCTGTGTTTAGTTGGGCTAGGTCACAGGGCTGCGATATGCTTACGTTTTCTGGCCGGTTGGGTTGGAGCAGAAGCAAACTTAAAAATCGTGGGTATAAACCAGACCACATGATGATTTTAAAGGATTTGTAATATGGGTATGGGCGGAGGATTTGGACAATCGCAAGGGGACACCGGCGTAGGTGCATCCCCTACAACCACAGGCCAATCTCAGTCTATGGGCCAGCAATACGGCGGCAAAGGCGGCGGCGCAGGCGCCGGACCCCAACTCCAACAGCCGTCCCAGTCGTCTACTACCCAGTCACAAACTCCTCAGAAATACCAGCCGACCGGCCCCAATATTTTTGGGTACAACATGAACCGGCTCGCAAGTCGCATGGACCCTTCCGCAAGCCTGCCCGGAGACAATACCCAGCAGCAGCCCCAGTACCAACAACAATACCAGCCGCAATACCAACCTCAAGATACATTCCAAGGGTCTTTTGGTGGCAAGGGCGGCGGTCGTGGTGCATACGAGCCTAATTTCTTTGAACCCCAGCAGCAGCCACAATACCAACAGCAGCCGCAGCAACAACAAAATCCGTTTGCTGAAAAACAAAGCCAATACGAAAGCCAGATTTCTTCGTTGCAAGCCCAGCTAGATAAGCTGCAAAACCAACAAACCGGCACCAAACCCGCTGCGGATACTACAGGCGCCAAACCCGCTGCAGATTCAGAACTTCACGATACCGGCGAAGCTGTTACTAATATGGACCCAACCCGAACAAAGATGGGTGCAGGCACACAATCCTTCGTTGATAGCGGCACACTTTCTAATGAAGACATAAGTAAATCGCAAAAAGATTCAAAAGCAGCCGCCGATGCCGCCGCCGCAAAGATTGACCCTGCTACGGGTAAACCTAAGTACCAATACGGCACATACAAAAGCTATACCCCAGAACAATTATCGGGCCTTAGCAGAACGGATATTAATAAGTTGTATAAAACAAACGCAACTACGGCTTCAAAAGATGTTGCCCAAGCTAAACAAGATGTAAAAAACGCCAAGACTATTGATGAAATGAAGGCAGCTAATGCCACTTTGGAGGCCGCAAACAAGCGCGTGGCTCAAATTAAAGCAGACCAAAAGACTACCCAAACTCAGATGGGTAAAGCCAAAGTATATTCTGCACCCGTTGCGGCAACCCCAGCTCCGGCAACAGCCCCTGCCCCAACCCCACCCCCGGCCCTTGCTAAAGGCGGTACTGTGATTGTCCACAAGGGCATGACCTCTAAACTCAAGAAGCAGTTGAAAAACAAATGACCACTTCCGGCACAACAGGATTTAATCTAGACCTCAATAGCCTTGTAGAAGAAGCTTTTGAGCGTTGCGGTGCTGAACTGCGTACCGGCTATGATATGCGTACTGCACGTAGGTCGTTGAATCTGCTGACTATTGAGTGGGCAAACCGGGGCATCAACCTATGGACTATTGAGCAAGGTAGCATTCCGCTAACTCAAGGCACCATCGCCTACGACATTCCGGCGGACACTATTGACCTGCTTGACCACGTTATCCGTAACGGCACCGGCCAGAACCAAATCGACATCAACATCACGCGTATTTCCGAATCTACGTACGCAATGATTCCTAATAAAAACGCCCAAGGCCGCCCGATTCAGGTGTGGATTAACCGCCAGTCGGGTGCTACTTATCCGGTCGGGGGTCAGCCTGCAGGGACAAATCCGACTACCGGCGTAGATAGTCCTAAGATTAATATTTGGCCGACAGCCAATTTGGATAACTACTACACGTTTATCTACTGGCGCATGCGCCGGATTCAGGACGCAGGTAACGGCGTTACTACTCAGGACATCCCGTTCCGGTTCTTGCCGGCTATGGTTGCTGGGCTGGCTTACTACATGTCTATGAAAATCCCAGATGCTATGAACCGCATCGAGATGCTTAAATCTGATTACGAACAACAATTTCAACTCGCCGCAGACGAAGACCGCGAGAAGGCAGCTATTAGACTGGCGCCCCGTGTCGGGTATGTTGGTGGCGGTGGTTGGTAAATGGCCTCGAAGTTTTCGTCCGGCAAGAACAGTATTGCGGAGTGCGACCGTTGCGGCTTTAGGTATAAGCTAAAACAACTAAAGCGGTTGGTTATTAAGACAAAAAACATTAACATACTCGTATGCCCAACCTGTTGGGAACCTGACCAGCCGCAGTTATCTTTAGGTTTGTACCCGGTCAACGACCCGCAAGCAGTAAGAAATCCTAGACCTGATGTGAGTTATTACCAGTCAGGATTAACAGCAACAGGCACCATTGGTGAGGGCAGTAGAATAATTCAGTGGGGGTGGGACCCTGTAGGATTTAGTAATTCGTTAAACCTACCCATCCCAAACAACCTTCTTGCCCAAGGGCAAGTAGGAACAGTAACAGTAACAACAAATTAGGAGTGCTTCATGGACAAGAAGACTGTTAAAAAAATTGCTGACGTGGAAGTCAAAGCTCACGAAAAGCGCATGCACGGTATGAAAAAGGGCGGCGTTGCCACTGCGGATATGAAGAAGTACGGCCGCAATATGGCCCGAGTCATGAACCAGCGCAGCACCGGCCGTGGCCGGTAAGAGAGCAAATATGAACTCCGATAAGTTTGAATATTTCCCCGCTACTACCCCGAACCCGCTGGAGAAGTACGTTCAGCCGAAAGAATACTCGGTGGACTTGGGTGGTAATGGATACCCGGAAAGCATCGACAAAACCCAAACCGTGAAGACTCGCGGCACGGGCGCTGCCACTAAAGGCAACAAACACAGCAACAACACGCAATAATGAACTACAACCAACTTGTAACCGCTATTCAGGATTACTGCGAGAATACGTTCTCGACAACGGACATTAATACGTTCATTGAACAGGCTGAACAGCGGATTTACAACTCGGTTCAGTTGCCTGCCTTGCGTAAAAATGTTACTGGTAATGCTACAGCCGGTAATGCCTATCTTGCAGCCCCATCCGATTGGCTAGCTACATACTCTATGGGTGTTATTGATGGGCAAGGTGGCTTTAAGTACCTGCTAAATAAAGACGTAAACTTTATTAGAGAAGCTTATCCGACCCCTGCGGATACTGGCGAACCGCTTTACTACGCACTGTTTGACCAAAATACGTTTATCTTAGGCCCCACGCCGAACATCGCGTACAACATCGAACTGCATTATTTTTATTACCCGCAATCAATCATCACGGCTGGCACTAGCTGGGTTGGCGATAACTTCGATACGGTGCTGCTGTACGGTGCGTTGGTAGAAGCATATACGTTCTTGAAGGGCGAGCAGGAAATGCTTCAGGTGTATAAGGCTCGGTATGACGAAGCTATGCAGCTTCTCAAACAACTGGGCGATGGTAAAAACAGGCGCGATGCCTATCGCAGTGGTCAAGTTCGGTACCCGGTACAATAGGAGAAATAATTGTTTACTTCAGAAATTCCGATGTTGTTGGGTGGGGTTACAGTACATACCTCCAATAATCGTGGATTTACCCCCGAAGAACTTACTGAACGGCTGTTAGATAAAATTATTTATGTGGGCAAGAACTCACACCCAGTGATTAAAGAACAAGCAGAAGCATTTCGTTTCCAAATCAAGGGCGTTCTTCTTGCGTATATGAAAGAAGCGGTTGCATGTCACAATGTGACCATTGGAAATAGACTCGTGGATGCAGGGCATCCCGAACTTGTAAAACTTTTAGATTAGGAGCTTATTATGGCAATCAGCCAAGCTATGTGCACTTCGTTTAAGGTTGAACTTTTGACCGCGACGCACAACTTCACCGCCTCTACCGGCGACGTTTTTAAAATTGCTCTGTACACCTCGTCGGCTTCTTTGGACGCGACCACCACTGCTTATACGACTTCTAACGAAGTTGTTGGTACTGGGTACACTGCAGGCGGCAACACGCTGACCAACGTCACCCCCACGTCCTCGGGCACCACTGCACTTACCGACTTTGCTGACACCACGTGGAGCACGGCTACTATCACTGCTCGCGGCGCTATGATTTACAACAGCAGCAAAGCCAATAAGGCGGTTTGTATTCTGGACTTTGGTTCGGATAAAACTTCTACCGCTGGTAACTTTACGATTGTGTTCCCGGTCCCGGACGCGTCTAATGCCATCATTCGCATTGCCTAAAGGTACGCCGTGCTTTTATCCGTCGAATACATTGGCTGGGGGTCTGGTCCTTGGAGCCGAGACGGATGGGGCACGGATGTAGTAGAGGTAGCAGTAGCAGGCGTAGCCGCTACTGGAGTAGTTGGTAGTGTTTCAGTAGTTGCAGAAGCTTACGTATACCCGACCGGGCTTGTTGGAACTTTGCAGCTAGGATTGGTAAACGTAACTGCAAATGCTGATGTAGCGGTTTCTGGAAATGGAGCAGTCAGTCAGTTAGGAAGCGTTGCAGTTATTACTGATGTTGTAGTGTCAGTAATTGGAGTAGAAGGGATTGGCGTTGTAGGCTACCCAGTGTTTTTTGGTGACGCAATTGTGGAAACCGTTGGGGTAAACGCTACTGGCAATGTCGGTGCCGCTACTGTAATTGCTGAAGCTCAAGTAAATGCCACAGGAACGGTGGCTACCTCGGGGCTAGGTGCAGTTGAAGTTAACGCCGATACGATAGTCAATGCTGTCGGGGTTGTAGCAACTGGGGCTATAGGTACGCCGGAGGAATATCTAGATGAAAAGGCGTATGTAACAGGACTTGCAGCAAACGGGGCGGTTGGTAATGTATCCGCGACAGGAAGCTCAATAGTAAATGTCTCTGGGGTATCGGCTGTTGGTAGGATTGGACCTACACTAGTCTGGGGACTTATAGACGACAGCCAATTCCCTAATTGGCAAGTTATAGCAGCATAAGGAATATCAAATGGCAAGTACATATTCAAGCATTAAGATTGAGCTTATTGGCACAGGGGAACAGTCCGGCGTATGGGGCAACACTACCAATACCAATCTTGGCACCGCTATCGAAGAGGCAATCGTTGGTAGAGCTAACGCAAATTTTACCGCGGACAGCGACCTTACAGTCACTCTAACAAATACCAACGCATCACAAGTTGCTCGTAATTACATTCTAAATGTGACTTCTTCGGTTAGCCTTACAGCAACCCGCAACCTGATTGTGCCTACAATCAACAAACCGTACATTATTGAAAATAACACTACCGGCGGGCAAAGCATTGTGGTAAAAACAGCGCTGGGAACCGGAGTAACGGTGCCTAATGGTAATGTATCTATGGTGTACGCGGACAATACAAATGTTCACCCGGCGCTAGACTATTTGCCCGGTTTGGTTGTAGGTAATGGCATTCAGGGAGGGACGTTTTAATGGCACGACAGATTACAGCGTCTATTTCTGGCGTTGGGGTTACTAACACTATTAGCGTTAACATTAACCAAAGCCCGGTAAATGTGGCAATTGCAGTAATGCTAAGTGACGGCGCAGTTATGCAATATACCGTCGAGCATACGTATGAAGATGTTTGGCAGAACGAAAACCAAGACGATTTTATGTGGTTCCCTTTCGCCGAAAACCAAACCAGCAGCATTGACGGATACTACGCATTTCCAGTAATGGGCGTTCGTGTCCGTGTAACACAGCATTCACAGGGAACTGCTACTATTAAGGTAATTCAAGCGGGAATCTAAATGGCTACTCAATACTTTGCTAAGTCATACGGCAAGGTATACGGGACGGGAGCGGCGGCAGCATCACAGTATAGCACCATTTTGCGGGTTTATAATTTCGCAACGCGGGAGCTAACTTGGGTCGTGACGCATAATCTCGGGACGTATAACTTTACCGCAACCCTAACGGACTCCAACGGCAATCAATTTTTTGCCAAAACAAAAGCCGTTAGTAGTAACCAATTTGTTGTTTATCTAACTGAGCCGACGTCTGGCTCAGTCTTTGTGACGTTCGGGCTATGAAACATAAAATTGTAGTTGCTAAACGAGATATCCATCTGGCATCATACATGAAGGCCCACGGTGCAGAGCTTACAGAGTACCGGGATGGTAAATTTTATTTTGACAGCGCCCTTCCAGAAACGGAGTGGCGAGTAAAACACGCCAGCAGTGACGCTCTTCGGGTAGACCAAGAGCTTTTAGTTCTGCGGCGGTTTGTGGTATAGTAGGAACCCTGAGCCGTGTCGAG